TACACCGAAATCTCGCCCTCGGGCACGGGGCTGCACATTTTCTATCGCGGCTCCATGCCCGGCAAGGGCAATAAGAACAGCCAGTCCGCCGTGGAGATGTACGCCGCCGCACGGTATTTCACCATGACCGGGAACCGGCTGGAAGGCACGCCCGAGGGCATTGCGGATGGTTCCGAGGCGCTCCCCTGGATTCATGAAACCTACGTCGCTAAGAAAAAGGCGGCGAAAAGCAAGGCCAAGCGGGCCGTTCGCACGGTTTCTCTGACGGACGAGCAGGTGCTGGAGAAGGCCGCCTCCGCCCAGAACGGCGAGGATTTTACTGCATTGTGGGAGGGCCATTGGCAGGAGAAATTCGGCAGCCAATCCGAGGCCGACCTGGCCCTGTGCTGCGCGCTGGCCTTCTGGACGGGCAGGAACAAGGAGCAGATGGACAGGCTGTTTCGGCAGTCGAAGCTGTTCCGGGAGAAATGGGACAATGTTCACCATGCGGACGGTGCGACCTACGGCGAGGAAACGCTGGCGCAGGCCATTGCCCGCACGGAAAATGTCTATACGCCGGGCGGCGATCTGGGCATTTTCGAGGCCAATGGGCGTTATATGCGGGAGCGCGGCGAGAACGTCTATGCGCTGACCAATTTCGTGGTGTGCCCGCTGGAAATGCTGGTGGCCGAGGACGAAACGCAGATGACCTGCGACCTCGTGACCATGTACGGCGAGACCTTCCGGCTTTCCTTCATGACCTCGGATTTCGCGTCGGCGCAGAAATTCAAGGCGGTGCTGAACAAACGCACGATCTCCCTTTGCTACATGGGCAGCGACGGCGATCTGGAGGTGCTGAAATCCTATCTGGCCGGGCTGGCGTGGCAGGTGAAGCATGGCGTGAAGGCGCTGGGATTGTATGAGAACGAAGGCAGTTGGGCGTATGTGGACAAGGAGCGCGCCTTTACCGCAGGCGGCGAGGACGTTGCGGACATGGTGCAGCTGGAGAAATATGCGTCCATTGAAACGGAGCTTCCGCGGCACAAAGCCATTTCGGCGGAAAAGCTGACCGAACTTGGCCCGCTGCTGCTTGGCTACAACGAACCTGCAAAAACAGTGACGGTGCTGGCATGGTGTACGGGGTGCTTCGTCAAGGAAATGCTGCGTTCCGCTGGGATCAAGTATCCGCATCTGTTCTTGATCGGCGAGGCGGGAAGCGGCAAATCCACCACGCTGGAGCGGGTGATCCTGCCCTTGTTTGGTCGGAGCAAGGTTGTGGCCGCGCCGCAGATTACGGGCTTTACGCTGATGAAGGACGCATCCTCCAGCAACCTGTTCCCGCAGACGTTGGATGAATTCAAGCCCTCGAAGATCGATAAAACCCGGCTTGCCGCCCTGTACAACCATTTTCGTGACAGCTACGACGGGCATGAAGGCGTGCGCGGACGCGCCGATCAGACGCAGGTATCCTATACGCTGCTGGCCCCGCTGGTGGTGGCCGGAGAGGAATCTCCGGATGAATCCGCCATCCGCGAGCGCGGCATGGAGCTGCTTTTCAGCAAACGCGATCTGAAGGATGCTTCTGCCCGTGCAGCCTTCGCACAAATCAGCAACTGCCGGGATGATCTAATGGCGTTGGGCCGCGCCCTGCTGGATACGGCGCTGACGCTGAAAACGGCGGCGGTGAAGCAATGGTTCGACGAGTCCGTCGCTATGTTCGGCGGCAGTCTGCCCTCCCGCGTGGTGAACAATCTGAGCTGCTGCATGGCGGGCCTTCGCTTGCTGGAGGCCGCGTGCAACCGGCTGGGGTTGTCATGGAGCCAGGTGTTCTCCATCTCGCTGGACGGCTGCACGAAATACATGGAATACGCGGCGCGGGAATACCTGCTGGACGGCGGCAACAGCAACAAGAGCATTGTGGAAACGACGCTGGAGGTCATTGACCGCATGGGACTGACCGCCGACGAGTGCCGGATGCTGGAGGACGGCAACGTGGCCATCTGGTTCAAGGGCATCTACGACCGGTACACGCAGTATCGCCGCGACCATGCGATTTTGGGCGAATGCCTGCCGTATGGACAGTTTATGAAGCAGCTGCGGAAAAGCGACCTCTATGTATGCGACCGGACGGTCATGCTGGGCGATAACCGCCGAAAGGGCACGATTCTGGATTATGGAACGCTGAAGCGCCGCTGCGATGTGGACGGTTTCCTACAAGCACAAATTGAGCCTTTGCGTTCTTCTGGTAACCAGTAACCGTTTTAACTATTTATTTAGAGCTACGCGGAAAACATTTTCGCTTTGTATGCGCGCACGCACACGCGCGTATATACGCGAACCTCTGCACAGAACGGTTACGACACGAAATAGTTACGGGAGGCGCTTGTGGCAGAACGAGATATTGTGGCCGCGATCCTGCGACTGCTCAGGAAAACGCCGAACTGCTTCTGCTGGAAGGAGCACGGCGGGATGTACGGAACGGCAGGCATTCCGGACGTCATTGCCTGCATTAACGGGAGGTTTGTGGCCTTCGAGGTCAAAACCGAGACCGGCAAGCTGACAAAATTACAGGAAATCACGATACAGAAAATCAGAAACGCAAAAGGACAGGCCTTCAAAGTGACCTCGGCGGCGGAGGTGGCCGCCATACTGAAAGAATTGGAGGTTATGCCTTATGAATAATGTGCCGATGACGGCCAAGGAATACCTTTCGCGGGCCTACCGCATCGACCAGCGGATCAATGCGAAGCTGATGCGCATTTCAGAGCTTCGCGCGCTGGCGCAGAAATGCACGGTGGCCTATGGCGGCGAACGGGTTTCTCGTACCCGGAATGTCGCCTCGCTGGAGGATTCGGTCATGAAGATCATGAAAGCGGAAAAGGAGCTGGACGTACAGATCGACCTGCTGGTGGACACGAAAAAGGAGATCGAGAGCGTGATTGAGCAGGTGCCGGACGCGGATTGCCGCCTTCTGCTGGAAATGCGCTATCTGGCCATGGAGAGCTGGACGGAGATTGCCTGTCAGATGAATACCTATCGGATGCGGGTTTACAGGTTGCACGACAAGAGCCTCGAACTGGCGGCAGAGGTTCTACAGCAGAAGGGAGTGTGTGTGGATGCGTAAATATGGCGCGGAAGAACTGAGTTGTCGAAGCATTTTTGAGAGAGCCGCTACGCTATGTAGCAAGTTGGGCTTGCGCTGCCCTTCCTACGACACGGTGTACAATATGCTTCGTTCCGCCTTTCCGCTTCCCATCATTGTAGAAAACGACAGAGCGCGCATATGGATTGACCGATATTACATCGCCCATTGCATGGAAGACGGTGAAGTGCGCTACGTCTATCTGGCGCGGCGGCACATTAGCGAAGAGACTGCCTCTTATCGGAACGCTGCCAGAAATCGAGATGGGAACTATCGTCTGCCAGCGGAAATCGGCGCTCAATTTAAGAAGGCGAAGAAGTTCATGAGGTCGGAGCAATCTAACATCTGGGTGGAAGCATAAGCGGCGCAACGGCAGCGAAACTCACAAGCAGATTTCCATAACAAAAAAATAAACAATGAAAAAGCCCAATGTGCGCGGTGTTACATTTGGCCGTGCTATAATGGTAGAGTCAAAAGATGCAGAGCGGCCCTCTCGGAACGATCCGGCGAGGGCCTTTTGTATGCGCGGAGGTCGGTAATGCCAAGGAAACCCAAGCACCCCTGCGGCTATCCCGGCTGCCCGGAGCTGACGGACAGGCAATACTGCCCTGCGCACCAGAAGCTGGTCACGTCCCGGTACAATCGCCACGGCCGAACGCCGGAAATGAAAAAGAGGTACAATGGCGCGTGGCCAGCCATTCGGCGCAGGTTTATTGCCGCGCATCCCCTGTGCGAAATGTGCAGGCGCGAGGGCCGGGTGACGGCGGCTGCGGAGGTGCACCATATCGTTCCGCTGTCGGCGGGCGGCACCCATGACGAGAGCAATCTCATGGCGCTTTGCAAGCCCTGCCATTCCCGGATCACGGCCCGCGAGGGCGGGCGTTGGGGATGTCCAGGGGGATCTCAAATCTCAAAATGACGGTCGTCCCATAGCGGGGCCGCCCCTTCGCGTAATATTTCGCGATTTCAAAATGGGTATATCAAGCCCGGCAACGGAGGTGACATCATGGCAAACGGACAGGGCGGCGCGCGCATTGGCGCAGGCCGCAAGAAAAAGGCGCTGGCGGACAACATTGCCGACGGCAATCCCGGCAAGCGCAAGCTGACCGTGCTGGATTTCACCGACAACGCCGCCGATTTGGAGGGCCAGCAGATGCCGCCGCCCAAGGCGTTTCTCGCCGCCAGGCAGAAAAACGGGAAAGACCTGCTGGCAGTGCAGGTGTACGAGGAAACATGGCGCTGGCTGGCGGAGCGGGAATGCGCTCGGCTCGTTCCGGCACAGATTCTGGAGCAGTACGCCATGGCCATCTCTCGCTGGATTCAGTGCGAGGAATGCATCACGGAATATGGCTTTCTGGCCAAGCATCCCACCACGGGCAACGCGATCCCGTCGCCCTATGTGGCCATGAGCCAGAGCTTTTCCAAGCAGGCCAATAACCTGTGGTATCAGATTTATCAGGTGGTGCGGGAAAACTGCTCCGTGGAATACAAAGGGGCCACGCCCCACGACGATATGATGGAACGCCTGCTGACCGCACGACGGGGAGGATAAACTTGAACATTCAAAACATCTCTTTAAGCGACATTCATCCGTATGCCCGGAATCCGCGCAAGAACGACGAGGCCGTCAAGAACGTGGCGGCCAGCATCCGGGAATTCGGCTTTCTGGTGCCGCTGGTCATCGACCGCAATCATGAAATTGTGGCTGGACACACCCGTTATAAGGTGGCAAAATCGCTGGGCATGAAGGAAGTGCCCTGCGTCATCGCGGACGAGCTGACCGAGGATCAGATCAAAGCGTTTCGTCTGGCCGACAATAAGGTCAGCGAGGCGGCTCAGTGGGACATGGATCTGCTGCCGCTGGAATTGGCGGACATCGTGATGCCCATGGCAGATTTCGGCTTTGAAACCATCTCCGACGCGGATTTCTCCGAAAATTTCACGCTGGACGACGGCGAAAAGAAGCCCTTTCAGCAGATTTCGATTACTGTCCACGACGAGCAGGCCAAGCTCATTCTGGCGGCGATCAAGTACGTCTACGACCAGAAGGCCGTGACGGAAACCTTTACCAACGAAAATCACAATGGAAACGGGCTGTATGAGGTGGTGCGCGAATGGGCCGAGCAGAAAAGCCTTCGAGTGTAACGAGAAGTGAGGACGAGCGAATTGAAAATTCGCCGTCCGAAATCCGTGGGCGCAATTCAATGCGCACACGGAGCGCCAAAGAAATTACGATGAAGGTGATTCCTTCCAGCATCGCCAACCCTTTTATCAAGGCGCATCACTATTCTGGTAAGGTGGTCAACAACAGTAAGCTGCATTTCGGCGTGTTTCTGGATGGCCAGCTGCATGGCGTGATGAGCTACGGCCCGTCGCTGGATAAAAGCAAGATCATCGGGCTGGTGGAAGGCACGGGCTGGAATGAGTTTCTGGAGCTGAACCGCATGGCCTTCGACAGCGTGCTGCCGCGCAATTCCGAGAGCCGGGCCATCTCCATGAGCATCAAGCTGCTTAAAAAGTATGCTCCGCAGGTGAAATGGATTATCTCCTTCGCGGACGCCTGCTCCTGCGGCGACGGTACGATCTACCGGGCCAGCA